GCTTGAGGTGCATTGGCAAAACCACAAGCCCGGACACTACACCGGGGTGCAAGGCTGGGAACTAATTTCATGGAACATCCTTGAGATTGCGCTTGATGACGTTGAGTTGACTGACCAAGACATTGTTCCATCAGACTTCCCAATGGCCGAGGTACGCGCTGCGCTTGAAGATGCCGAGCCAGTACGCAAGTACATTGCCGATAGACCACCGGAGAAAGCATGAAATACTTATCCGTTTGCTCAGGCATTGAGGCCGCGACCGTTGCTTGGCATCCACTTGGCTGGGAGCCTGTTGGATTTTCGGAGATTGAACCCTTCCCCAGCGCGGTTCTCGCGCATCATTACCCTCACGTCCGCAACTTCGGGGATATGACCAAATTTCAGGAGTGGCCATTAGATGCAGGAGCAATTGACCTTCTCGTGGCTGGAACCCCATGCCAGTCATTTTCAGTTGCAGGACTCCGACAAGGACTCAAAGACCCACGCGGAAACCTCATGCTTACCTACCTTGCGATTGCTGCACGTTTACGGCCTCAATGGGTTGTCTGGGAAAACGTCCCCGGTGTCTTGTCATCCAACGGAGGACGGGATTTTGGTTCCCTCCTCACAGGGCTACGGGAACTGGGGTATCAGTACGCCTACCGGGTGCTGGACGCTCAATGGGTGCGAACACAACGGCATCCCCGTGCCGTCCCGCAGCGCAGACGCAGAGTCTTCGTTGTTGGTTGCCTCGTTGAGCGAAGTGCTGGAAACTGGGACGCTGCCGCAAAAGTATTGTTTGAGCGCCAAAGCGTGCAGCGGCATTCTAAAAAGAGCGGAGCGGCGCGGGAAGAAATTGCCTCAGATGTTGAAGGACGCGCTGGAACAAAATGCGTTGCTATTCAAGGCAACCTAATTGGGCGTGACAAAGGTGGGCCGACAGGCGTAGGCGCATCAACAGACGGTGCTATGTACACCATGACAAAAGCAGATGTGCATGGGGTAGCACAAGCAATGACCGTGCGCCGCCTAGCCCCACGCGAGTGCGAACGACTACAAGGTTTTCCTGATGATTACACGCTGATTCCTTGGCGCAAAAAGGCAGCAGAGGATTGCCCTGATGGGTCAAGGTACAAAGCATTGGGAAACAGCATGGCGGTAAATTGCATGGAGTGGATCGGTGAACGCATTGCAGCCGTTGAGGCAGAGAAGGAAACGACATGAGCGACCTGAGAGACATAGCGACATTGTGCAAAGAGATTGACTGCCTGACGGCACAGGTGGACACGCTGCGAGGCCTGTTGGACTACGAGCCGGAGACTGGAATCTTTCACTGGCGGGTGCAACCTAGCCGTAATGTCAAAGCAGGCGTAATCGCGGGGACGCTCAACCACGATGGTTACATTCGCATCATGGTCAATGGCAAAAAATTCCTTGCCCACCGCCTCGCTTATTTGCATTTTCACGGCGTGTGGCCCGAACAACAAATCGACCATCTCAACGGCGACAAGAGCGACAATCGGATAGCCAACCTGCGTGACGTTTCTCCGTCTATCAACTCGCAGAACCAAACGCGCCCACGAAAGAGCAACGCTTCCGGTTTTCTTGGGGTTTCGTGGAACAAGGACAATAAACGTTGGATGTCCAAGATCAAGGTCAACGGACGAAGTCAGCACCTTGGCTATTTCAGCAGCCCGGAAGTTGCCCACGCGGCTTACTTGGCGGCAAAATTGCGACTCCACCTGGGCGATATTCGCCACTTTTCGAGACTTCCATCATTACCGATACCAACAACTTTATTTGAGAGGACGGCATGAGCGATCACGAAAATAACCGATGGGCGCGACCGACAATGGAAGACGTTTCATGGGAACACGCAACAGGCATCCCTGCGTTCCTCAACGAGCGCGGCATCAGGGAAGGGCTGGCAAAGCATGTCGGCTTGCCGGCAATGATTATTGTTGCTGGCGACCCCATGCTGCACCGCGTTGACGAGGGTGACGGCAACCCCGTGTTTCAGTACTGGCGGTCATCCGTGTACCTCGTCAGTTCAACGCCTACGGGGATTGAAGGAACACGGTTTACAAGCCTGTGTGTCCGCGACCCGGATGACACTATTGAATCCGTGCGCGACGAACTGCTTAACAAGTGTGTCAACTTTATCACCAAGTGTGAACCTTCAACCAAGATCAAATATGTCTCGTAAATTACCGATTGGCTGCTGCCGCCATCCGCAAACGGAAAAGTCGAAAATGAAAAACACCGACATTACCGCCCAAACACTGCGAGGCCTGCTGGACTATGACCCCGACACCGGAATTTTTCGGTGGCTGGTGAGTCGCTCAGGGATACAAATGGGCGCGGTCGCGGGAACGGGAGCGGTCAGCGATTGCGGCTACATTCACATCAAGGTCAACGGGACGAAATTCAGGGCGCACAGATTGGCATGGCTGTACACGCATGGAACGTGGCCCGACCATCAGATCGACCACATCAACGGGAATCGGGCAGACAATCGGATAGCGAACTTGCGTGATGTGTCACAATCCACAAACATGCAAAATCAGACGCGCCCACAAAAAAGCAACACCTCCGGCTTTCTTGGCGTGTCGTGGCACATTGGCAAAAAGCGTTGGGATGCGCGGATCAGCGTCAATGAACGAAGTCAGCACCTTGGCTCCTTCGACACCGCGGAGGAGGCCCACGCCGCTTACCTCGCCGCAAAGTTGCGACTACATCCAGGCGATGTTCGAAACCTCACAGGACTTCCATCATGACTAACCCGCCAACATCGCGATCACCCCTTGGCTGCTTGACCGTAACTTTTCGCAAATACGGCGACTCAGCCATTATCTACGACGAAGACGGAGGCCAAATCGCACAGATATTCGCGCAGGTACAGAATTCTGAAATCAACGACCGCATCAGAGTCTCTATTCGGGCTGAAAAAAAATACAAAATCGTAAGACATAAGGACGGGACGGCATGAGTTCACCAACACCAGGCTATTACGAATCGCTGTTAAACGAACGCGGCTTAGTCGTGACGCACTTACGCGCACAGATCAGGGACATTCAGCACCATTGCAAGATGCTTGGTGTAATTGGCGGGGCATTAGAATCAGGCGCAAAGTTCGACCACAAAGCGGCAGGGTTTGAGATCAGACAATTGCTTAACATCATCAACCGGAGAATCACATGAAGAAGATGCTGCCATATATCGTTGAGGGAATTCGGACTGACAAGGAAGCGGGAATGCGACAGGTTGACATTGCTGTGAAGTACGGCGTGTCAACAGGTGCTGTGTCTCGCGTGTTGCGTGGTAGCCGGCACAAAGCCAAGGTTGCCAATGCCAACTCCTGACGATGGTTTTTGCGGCGTTCCTGCTGGGGGGCGTTCCCCCGGCAGGGACGTTTTACTTCTTGAATTACGAATCAAATTGCTTGAAGCGCAACTTGCAAAAGCGCAAACGGAAAGCGACTGTTTAAGGGAAACAATAAGAAGTAAATTTGTTGAAAAACTTGACAAGGTTTGGTACGAGGGGGAGGGATGATCGAACTTGAAGACATCGTTGATCGCATTGCGACCTCCGAGTCAACCGATCCGCTGTTGCTTGAAGCGTCTGAAGAAATCAAATACTTGCGGCTTGAACTTGCTCGCGAGATAGCCAACCGATACAAGGCGCGTGGAACCGATGATGATTGAGTTTCGCGTACCTGGTGTCGCCGCTCCGCAGGGCAGCAAGAAGGCGTTCAGGACGCGAGGTGGACGCATTGCCCTCGTAGAGTCCTGCTCTCGCGTGAAGCCCTACAGAGCGACGATAGCCCTTGCAGCGCGTGAGGTGTGGGCTGAAAGCGCAACGCACGGGACGGTAGGCGTGTCAATCGCGTTCACGTTTGTCAGGCCGAAGAGCCACTACAACGCGAAGGGTGTGCTTCGCGCCGGCGTCGCAACCCACCCAGGCAAGGGAATCGGAGACATTGACAAGTTGTGCCGGGCAGTGCTTGATGGTCTTACGGGCGTTATTTACGCCGATGATTCGCAGGTCGTAAGTCTTGTTGCCACCAAGTCATACGGAAATACTGCTGAATCTCGCATATCCATTTACATTACAGGTTGACAGTAGGTTGCTTGTTGGTATATTTGACACATTGACACACGTTGTGTCAGTCGTGCGCGGCGTTCCGCGCAGTCACTAGAGAGGACTTCACATGCAACGTAGCGAAACAATCGGAGAGTTGGCGAAGGCATTGGCGGCGGCAAACGGCCACATCAAAAACCCCAACTTGGACGCGGTCAACCCGCACTTCAAGTCGCGGTACGCCAGCCTAGGTGCGATCATTAACGCGGTACGCGCACCGCTTGCAGCGCACGGTATCAGCGCAGTTCAGACTGTCAGCAATGACGGCGGCTCGGTTGGCGTGACCACCACCCTGCTGCACTCAAGCGGGGAGTGGATGGCCGAAACAATTTGGTCTGCCCTGCCTGACCGCGCAACGGTGCAGCAGTTGGGGTCGAGCATCACCTACCTGCGCCGTTACTCGCTTGCAGCCATCACCGGGATTGTCGGCGAGGAGGACGATGACGGCAACGCCGGCAGCAGCGGCGACCGTAATGACCGCCCTGAGCCTCGCAAGACGTTCAAGTCAACAGAAGCCAAGGGTGCGCCTGTCGCCGCTCCTAAGCCATCTGCGCCCCCTGCAAAGGCAGCACCTGCTAAGGCAGAGCCTGTCAAGGACAGAATCGTTGCCGATGCGTACCCCGAAGAGTACGCCGGGGTGTTCAAGATCCTGCGCGTAGTGGCGCGACCAGGCAAGCCTTACGCTATCCAGGCCGAGGGCGAGCATGGCGTTGCGTGGATTGCGACCAGCGTGGAGGAGTACGCTAAATTGCTAAGTGACACTATTGGCAACTCCATCACACTCGACGTTGAGCGTATCGGTGACACCTTGCAGGTCATGCGCTGCCTCGGCAACGTGAAGGCCGTGAAAGAGGAGGTTCCTTTTTAGATATGATACGCCATCATGTCTAAAGAAATATGGAAACCAATTCCTTCTCGCCCCGGAATGCTTGCAAGTTCATTAGGAAGAATACAAGTGTTGCCATATGAAGTAATTACTCCGTTCAACAAACCGCGAACATATGCGGTTAAACCAACATTTGGACATATAAGAAAATCATCAAAGACCGCAAGGCATAAATACTTTGGTATTTCATTGCGTCGATTTGGGAATATGAAGATTCATCGGTTGGTGTGCGAAGCATTTCATGGGCCTGAACCGTCAAAGTTGTCAGTAGTAATTCACATCAATGAATGTGCAACTGATAATCGCCCAAACAATTTGCGCTGGGGAACACAACGAGAAAATCTAAATATGCCAGGATTTGTCGCATATTGCAAATCAAGAACTGGATTAAATAGCCCAGTTACAAAAGGTAAATTAAAGAAGATTACTAAATGAGTCTCTACGCAATCACATCCGAAATGCAATGTATCTTGGACGCAGTTCTTGATGGGGGTATTGACTCCCCCGAAACGCAGGACGCGCTGAATCAGCACCTTGCAGGACTTGACGGTGCGCTTGAAAGCAAGGCCGAGTCTTACGCAGGGTTCATCAAGGAACTCGAAATGCGTGCGGAGTCGAGGGGCAAGGAAGCCTCTCGAATCCGTGCGCTTGCCGCTGCCGACGATGCGCTGGCAACGCGCCTCAAGGAAGGCCTAAAGGCGGCAATGGAGCAGACTGGCAAACTCAAGATTGAAACCCCGCGTTTCAAACTGTCAATCGCCGGCAATGGTGGGAAGCAATCGCTTGAGGTAGACGATCCGTCTGCACTTGACCCGATCTTCGTACGAATTGTGCGTGAGCCTAATAAGGATGCCATCCGCGCAGCACTTGACTCAGGTGCTGAAATTGCGGGTTGCCGTCTGCTTCCACGCGGAACAAGTCTGCGAATCCGCTAGACTGAATCCGTCCGATCCTCTCCCCCTGCGTCGTAGCACCACACACTGCGGCGTAGGGGTTTTTTATTCCGTGCGCCTGTAGCCGAGTTTCCACAGCAGGTGCGCGATATCGGTAGCGGTCTTGGCTACAGCGTCTTCGTCTAACTCCGGACGCACCGCGTGTAATGCTTCGTGAATGACAGTATCAAGTCTGTCCTTCTCACACGGCCAGGTTGCAATACGGATGATGCGACCGCGCACAACTCCTGGGTCAACCATGTCGCCGTAGTCGCGCATGTTGTGAACGAATCGCAGCGTCCAGTACTTGCCACCAAGTCGTACACGCATGGCGATACCTCAGTGTGCAAGGGTGAAGTCAGGGGTTAACTGGTAAGCGGTTCTACTCGGTTGGTCGCCGTGCGCCTTGATGGTGTGCTTGGCAAGCGTCAACCGCATCCACACCGCGCCGATGACTTCCGGGCCGCGCCCCTGCTCAACGTGCCAGCCAACGTGACCGTCATCAAACTCGTCCTTGTACGTCCCCGTGCGAACGTGGTATTGCAGGTCAGACACCACTCTGCATCCACCCTTGTCGCACACCAACCGCTCGCGTGACAGCGGCAAGAACCACTGCTTGTGAACGTGACCCTGCACCACAACGTCAGCGTCAGGGGTGACAGCCGCAGCGCGTCGAATCTTGAGCGTGTCAAAGGACATCAGCGCAGCACCGCCAGCACCGTGGAAATACTTGAGGCTAAGGGTGTATCGCTCCGTACCGATCTCGGCTAGGAAACGAACCCATCCTCCGTACCCACCTGGGTGGACTTTGACCTTTGATATCTGCGACATCCGCTCGCATGTGCGCTCGGTGATATCTGTCTCGCAGTTCTTCAGGATTGCAGACTCATGGTTCCCGCGACCAATCATCACAAAGTTCTTGGAGAACGGTGCGTAGAAGTCTGCTGCATAACGCACTAAGGAATCGAGGTAGTCTGGAGCCATTGCATGCTCTTCACGAATACCCGCTTTGTTGCGGCGAGGATCGAACTTACCTTCCATCGCACAATGCATATCACCGACATCAATGATTCCCGCATTGCGGCTCCTTACCATCTCTAGGTGTTTGAGTTCAAGAGCATGGTCGGCATGCGGGTTGTCGTGATGGCGATCCCCGGACAGTAGGAACCACCATTCATTCTGCTTCGACGTACAATCAAGGTCAACAAGGTGAATATTTCTTGCCGCTGCCCGTACGCTGAAGGGGATCTTTGCCATTACAGTTTGTGACCGTACTTTCCTTTGATGAACCATCCGGCTCCAAAGCCAAGGCAACCGCACAAAGCACACGCCCAAACGCTACCAACGAATGAT